GTTGGGAATCAAGGCTTTTTTTACCTAAAAATAATTAAATTAACTATTGTAAAAACCTAATAAATTTTGTAGGTTTAAGAATGATAAATAATAATAATAATAAGGAGACTATAATGCAAAAGACTAATCTTAAACACGAGAATGTTGCTAATGTTGGCGACACAATAAGAGCAAATGATTTTATGCCAAGAGAGGGTATGAACGATTGCTATATCGAGGGTACTGTAATTGAAAAAGGTACTTGTGATGACAAGTATTACTCTTGTTATAAAATATCTTTAACTAAAAAAATTTTTGATGGCAAAGATTTGACTGACAAAGTTGAAGATAAAATTTGGTATGTTCCATTTGAAATTGATTTCGATGAGCATGAAAAAAGAATACAAAAACTTTAATAACAATCAGGGGGGTGTAAAAGCCCCCCATAATAATAAGGAGACTATAATGCCTAAACCTAAATGTATAACTTGTAATAAAAATATAAAAAGAAAATCAGATACATATTATGGTAAAAAAGAACCATACTCAGGTAATATGATTTGTTATCGAGTCAAAAAAAATCGTGTTGGTGAGTGGGATTGGAACAGCCCTCTTGAAAATTATACAGATAAACATGGTAACCTTAAAGATAGACCAACCATATTTATTCCAAAAGTTCCAGAACAGTACACTTATAATTATACTCTTTGGGACGGAGTAAGTTATTACTATTATCTTGGTAGATATAGATTTTGTGGTGTTAATTGTGCCGCAAGATATGGAATAAAACATTTACCTAAAAAAGAGAGAGGTGGTTTATAATGCCTAAACTAAACAGACTTTTTAAGAAGATACAAAAGTTTGATGTTATTGAAAATGATAGCGTCATACATCTTTTTAAAATAACTCATCTTGATAACTCTACTGCTGTGTATGATAACGATGGTAAGTTAGTTATGAAGAGTTCAATCAACAAACCTAATAATAATAATAATAAGGAGAAAAAATAATGAGTATGATTGGTGTAAAGCAAAGACTAATAGAAGAATATGATGATTTGAAAACTAGATTTTCAACATATTATACTAAAATACACAAAAAATATAAAAAATATAATCCTAAAGAGGGTTTTGACCAATTAAAAATAACAGCTAAAGAAAAATTAAATAATGATGGTTCTCAACTTTATGCAATATATTTTTCTTTGAGAATGTTAGAAGATATCAAGCCCGATTTGAAAGAGCGGGCATAATGAAAAAAGCTAAAAAATCAAAAACTTTATTTCCCTATGGCATAGAACATAGGGAGGTAATCGGTTATTCGATTGATGGTAAAAAGACTCCGTTGTATCGAATTAAAAGAATTTTACCCAAAAAGAAAACTAACTATAAGTCTTTTTTTAGGGTATCAATAGTTTTGCTTTTACTAATATGTGGTGCTGTGTTCCTTGCTGGGTGTAGCACCACGCCAATAGTAGATAGTAGGGGCAAAAGTTCCGCCAATATTGAGGGGACGGCGGAACGATACCACGATGACTATTATACTTGCGTTAGTATTGTAGATGACAATACCAATGTCTTTGTTGATACGTCTAAAATCGTGTATAATAAACTACGATGGAGAGTTCTTTGGCTATCGCCTAAGCTACAAACTAAAACAGATTTAGTGAATAATTGCTTAGAGGGTCGAGGATATTCCGTCTTAAACAAATAATAATAAGGAGAAAACTACAATGTCGAACATAGTTGATAAAGTCTTTAATAATACCGAAGATGGAAAACCAAACTACGCAATACAGTTAGTTGATGGTTCTAGGTTATACTGTCGAGGAGAAGTTTTAGACCCAATGCCAAAGTCAGGCGATGCGATTGATTTTACAGTTTTAAACGTAAAAACATCTAGTAAAGGCAATCCATATACTAATGTTAAAGATGTTAAGATTGCTGATAATCATACGCTTGATGATGCTCTGCCAACTGGCGGGCAACAATCAAGACCTATGCCTACAGTAAATGGTATGAATAAAAATGATACTCAGAGAATGGATATTTTCGTAACTGGTGTTGTTGGTCGTTCAATGGGTAGTGGTCATTTCAGTGTTGAAGATATAAGCGATTTAACTAAAAATGCAGTAAGAGCATTTAATGACAACCTCAAAAATATCTAAAAATTACCGAAAGATATTTTACGACTATTGGGGGTTATCTATTGTTGATACCCCCCAGTGTTGGGGTTGCTACCAAAGACCAGCGGTAGAAATCCATCATTTAAAATCAAAAGGTATGGGAGGTAGTAAAAAAAACTCATACAATGTACCAAGCAATCTATTTCCAGTTTGTCGTCATTGTCATACGCAAGCACATCAACACAGACAATTAAACGATGAATTTCAAAAAGAACTAGATCAAAAAATTGCAGATAAGGAGTTTGAAAAAAATGGCGACTGATATTTATTCTTTAGATTTCAACCCAAATGAACTTTCAACTACCCAAGAAGAGGTAGGTTTAAAATATTCTGACGAAGATACAGCAGTAGAATTAATGAAAAAAGAAGAGAAAATGATTATTGCTGAATTAACGCTGGAACATAGTAAAAAAAGTAGTTATAAGAATTCAACAGAATTAAATGGTCTCATTTATTCTGATGATAAGTATAAGCAATGGTTTGATAGATATAAACCAACGCTTAAACAAAGGAATCGTTCTAAAATTAGATACGAAACCTTTAAGGCTTTTCGTGATGACCTCAGAACTAAGGTCGTAAACGAAAGGGAATTGGCAAAAAATAACTTATAGAAAGGAGTCATTATGCCAGAACTAACACAAAACCAAAGAATACTTGATTATTTAAAATCAGGTAAAAAACTAACCCCTCTTGTAGCTTTAGAGAAATTTGGCTGTTTTAGATTAAGTGCAAGAATATTTAATCTAAGAGAACAAGGGAACGCAATCATA